AGCGCCAGAAGTAGAATCAAATCGAATTACTGCTGGATTATTTATCACTTACTCTCCCGTTCTGTAACCCTTAAATGGATTTACGGGATAAATGTATTTAATTAAATGGATTTAGACAAGTAGGAGTTCGGAGTGTCGTATATCTAGGAAGCCACAAAGCTTCTCAACCTTGCCGCTATTGGCAAAGTCAGTTTTGTCAGGAAGGGCCTTTAATTGCCACTCAGGCTCGTTTATAGCCCCTAAATCAAACTGATAGACTCCTTGTGGGGTCGAATTGATATAGAGCGTCCTAGCGCCCGTTCTAGCCCTTATATCGGCCAAGTAATCCCATTTCTTCTTCTCAATCAAGAGTGTCGGGTAATGAGTGCGGCGGCACTTCATCTCGATATATGCGTCGTGGGTAATGCCGTCAGCTCGGTCGGTTGCCGATAGTGGCGTTAAGTCCGGATAAACGGCTTTAAGCGCCTCGAATAGCTCAACCTCGCGAAGGTAAATTAGACGTCCTCTTCGCCATCTTCCCACCCGATTTTTCTAATCGGATCTTGTGGGTCGATTACCCAGTCAGGCCAAGCGCTTCGATCCATAGCAAAAGCAAGGGCTAAACCCTCGTCCATTCCATTACGGCGACAGGTCTCGTAAATCTCTTTACAGGCAATAGCCCAAAAATCGAGCTTGGTAGGCAGCTCTTTAACTGTGCGGCGAGATTTAGCCGTTTTCTTAACTGGCTTCTTAACGCGCTTTCTTGTTGCCATTAGCCCCCACCTTCTTCGATAGGGCTAATTCTAACTGAGACTCCATTTTATCAAGGCGCGACACTATGGGGATATTTTCTAATTTGATAATATAACGAAGCCCAGCGATAAGAAGGGCGATTGATCCGAGAACCGAAGCTACGAATCCAGCGATGGTGTTGGCGTCCATTACCGAACTTTTCCGTAACGCTCGTAATTAGGGTTGAGCCAGTTGATAATGCTAGGCAAGACTGATACTAGAGCCGCATTTGCAATCGCATCGACATCCCAGCCCACCGCGAGATAAGTTGCGAGTGCTGTTGCTAAGAACGTCTTGGCCCAACTTTCCGTCATCTTCTTTAAGTCGCTCATTTCTGTCTCCTTCAAGGTCGAACCATTTGCCGTCATTGTCTCCCAAAGTTGTAAAACTAATATGGAAATGCGATTTATGTGGGTTAGCCCCTTTGTATTTGCGGCGCTTCCAGCCCAATATCGGACTCATAATTTTGCCATCGTAAATAATATATTTAATGCGCTTGTCTCCGCGCTTGGCACACTTACGAATCTTTTCAACCAACGCATAAGTTTCCTCAGGATGTGCGTTGAGGTTGGCGTCAATATCTAAAGCTCTGACAATTCCATCTCTTCGATTGTCTGGTATGTGGTCAGAATTACCTTTAGCAATATGCCGAGCGTCAGCAACCCAGCCGTCAGAACGCCGGTCGCGATCAGGATAATCGTCATCTATTTGCTCCCTTAATTGAATTGCAGCTTTACAAAGTTTCGCCATTAAATTTATATCTCTAATGGGGGGACTAAAGAGTCAATCTCTGCTTCGGTTAATCCTAATTTTTTGTAAGCACTAACTTTTACATTTCTCGCTTCTATTTCAGCTTGTTTTTTTAATGCAATAGCTTCTAAATTAGCCACAACCTGCGCGTCTCTTTTAGCTTGTTCTTCATCCGTCATTTCGCGAACAATTTCTTCGCCGGTCAAATGATTATAAATAAAAATTGATTCGTTTGTCATTATTTCGCCAATCCGTAAACTGCTACTGAGCCTGAGATGTTTCCTGCACTAGCAAAAATTTTCAAACCGGTGTAAGTGCGAGCTGTTGTTGTATAGCCAAAAAGATTTACAGAAAAATTATTATTGCTATAACCAGTCCCATATATCGTAGTTCTGGCGCTTGAATTTCCAGCCGGACTTATGGTTGCTATTGCGCTCGACGCGTCTCCGTTATAGACGCTTACCAAAATTGTTCCTTCGGTCGCGTTTGATGCTTGAGTTAACGCTTCCGACGCCGCCCAGCGAACGTTTGTTCCGTAATAAGCAGTCGCTTGTTCAGTGTTTGTTGAATATAAAAGTCGCAATTGTATATTTGAACCTGTTGTCGAGCTTTGTATGTCCTCAAACACAACCTGATAAGCGACGTAGTCCGATGTAAAAACTCCTTCAAAACTAACAGATGCTTGTCCAGAAAATGATGAGCGACTTATTTTTGTAAAACCGCTTGAAGGGGTAGCCCATTTCAATCCTGTGGCAGTTGTTGAATCTGCTGTTAAGACTTGTCCATTTGTCCCAACTGCCAAACGAGCTGGAGTGTCAGCCGCCGTTGCAGAAATCAAATCGCCTTTAGCGTCAACAATGGCGTTTTGGATTGCGTTAGCATCGTCGCTAGTAACCCAAGTAAAATCCATATCTGTATTGGAAGTCTTGGATAGAACCTGTCCGGTCGTTCCGCCTTTAAGATCGACTAAAGAAGTGTCGATGGCGTTACCCAGCGTTCTCATCGCAAGGGCGCCATCCTTAACCAAATCAGAATCGTCAGGCGTTTCCCAGCCAAAATTCGTTGTTGTTGCCATTAACTAATCACTCCTATCGCGTCCTGCCATTCTAAGGTATTAAGCACACTATTCCAGCTTTCTGAGGCGTTGACCTGCGCCCATTGTTGAGCTACGGCCGAAAACTCTGTGGGTGAAGCGTTGAAGGTAACTGATAGACCACCGACCGACGCCCTAAACGTCCATCCCTCTATATAACCGGTGAACTCGCCACCAAGCATTTGAGGCGGAAGGTTAGTGATGCGGACGGGTTGACCCATAAAGATATTAAGCAAGGCATCTCGATCAGGGTCATCAATTTCAGGGTTTTGAAGTGGGAAGGTTATGGATTGGAAAAGGTAACGAGGATAGGCGCGAAGCTGAATAAGTCTGTCGCCCATATCCTCGACGTCTGAGGTGTTCTTTAAGTAGCTCGAGAACTGTTCAGCGTAGAGCCCATAAATGGCTTGTGAGTCCGTGTCTTGGGCGATGTATTGAGAGTTAAAGTTATTGCCATAGTCAATGATGATTTTGTTGGCTATGTCGCCTTGTCGCTGGACGATTCCGATTCCTGCGCCAATTGCGTGAGCGGCATCGAGGTCGGTATAGCCGTTGACCACTAGGTAATCCTGTCGGTGGCTCGCATCGGCGTAGTTGATATTGCCGTTAGCATCCTCATACAAATAGCCGAGAGCTGAGGAAGCAATTTGATTGGCGACTGTTGAGATGACTTGGTCACTTATCTGTCGGCTCGCCATCGTATATTCGCCAGCGTCAATAGTGCCTAGTCCAATATCTCCAGCTTCAGCCCAAGTCTCTGTGGCTGGGTCGTAAGTAGCCCAAGTTTCGGCCGGTGGAAGTTCGTTCCAACTAGCCAACAATAAATCGTCAAGTAAATCAAGAATTTGTGCGCCGTCTAACCCTTCGGCTAAATTGCCATCAAAGGTTGCTCGTTGAAGTCTGATTAAAGCTCCGGTTGCTGTGATGTTGATTGTTGTTATAGCGGCCTCTGATCCTGCACTTGTGACAACTTGGCGTAGGTCAGAAATGCGACCGCCGAATAGTGGCACATAATCCCCATTGGAATCTTGAACTTCGATAAGAATAGAAGTATTAACCGCAAAGTTATAAACGCTGTTATCGGTGTTGATTAGCTGCAAAGAGCAATAGCCAGCAGGAGTAGGCGAGTTAATATCTGTTCGGCCAGAGGTAATAGTCAGATTGGCAAGAGTTACGCCGGTTACTGTGTCGCCGTTAGCTCTCACTCTCCATACGGGCGTCCAAGCGGTCATAGAATCTGGGCGTTCGTCCGTAGGTCGCCAGCACCGGTAGTGCCGCGATTGGTTGAGTTATTTAGGGCTAAGACGACAGCTCGAGTAAAACCTTCTTCGTCGATTGCGCTCGGGGCCATTACATTAACGGTGATATTTCCGCGTTCTTCGCCAGCGCGAACAGCTGCGACGTTGAAATTTGATGGAATTGCATTACCGCTTGGAATGATTTCTGGAGTAATGATTGCATTAGGAGTAATTGCTGGAGTTATTGGATTTGTGTTTGTGACGACTGGGGTTATCGGAGTAGGAGTGCTTATAACCGTTCCGGTGCTCATTTGATAGTTGCCAATTGCTCCGGTTGTCGTTCCTGTAACCCAACCAGGCTTCGTAATTGTTTTAATGTCTGGCAATATTGGAATTGCGTTATATGCCTTGATAAAGGCATTTATGCCGTCAATCGCATTATCGACGACGGATCTAATGCCATTAAATACTTTGGAAACGACTGTGACTATGCCAGCTATCGCCTTACCAGCGTTTTCAATTGCATTTACTAAAACCTTCTCAAAAATAGGCACTAAATAGTCTTTGATAAATTTCCATAAATCTTGAAGGGTTTCTTTATTATCTTCAAAGGCTTTTTTAATTGGGTCTATTGCTTTGTTTTTAGCCTCAATAAATTTAGGAATTAGAGTGTTTGTAAAATAGTCAAGTAAGTTTTTTAACGCTGGTAATAATGCCGCTCCCACAGATTCTTTAGCTTCATCAAAACCAACTTTTAGTCTGTTTATTTGACCTTCAAAAGTGTTGGCTTGTGTGGCTGCCGCTCCACCAAAAGTTTTACCTAATTGCTCGACCGCTCCCTCTAGCCCTAAAGTTTTAATTTCAGCAGCCGAAAGACCAACTCCTAAACGACTCAACGAACTTGTGTTACCTTCGTAAGCTTTGGCTAGCGCGTTAGAGACAGTTTCTACATCTTTGCCGGTTGCAGCAGAAATATCTAACGCTAATTTAAGTAAATCTTGGGATTTAGTGACGTCACCCGTAGCAGTCGCTAGACGTTGCAAGGCTGGGCGGAGTTTGTCATCGGCTACACCCGTAGCGAGTGAAGTCTTAAGTATTTGATCCTCTACGGCTTTTATTTGCGCTTCAGTTGCCCCAGTTACACTTTCAAGCGCTTTGGCTAATCTAGCTTGAGCCGCTTCATCTTCGATTGCAGCCTTAACGCCTTCGATGGCTAATTTGCCAGCATAAGCCGCAGCAGCGGCAGCAGCCGCAGCAAAAGCGGCAGCGGCAACTTTGCCGAACTTTTCTAACTTACCGCCAAAACCTTCAACTTCTTTTGAGCCTACATCCAGCTTCTTTTTGAGGTCATCAACGTCAGCAAGGATGGATAACTTAAGGGTTCTACTTCCGGCCATTATTTATCCCACTCCTTCAATATCTTCGTAAATGCTTCTTCCCATTTCTTCACTAGTTCAGGCTGAATTTTGCGAAGTGCTGGATAGATGAAATAGCCAGAATTTCCTCTGCCTTTGCGAGGGGTGCGTCTTGGGAACTGACGATAACGATTAGATCCGAATTCGTAACCTGCCCAGAGGTCTTTAGTTGATCCTCCACCAGAGAAACGCTGAGACGCGAATCCATAAGAGAACTCGCCAATCTTCGAGGTTTTGGAAACTTTAACGCCACTTGTAATGCGATCGACAACGGCTTGTCCAAAGGTTCGAGTGATTCCGTAGGCTTTAACTTCGTTGGC